CGCCCTGAACTGGCGCAACACGTGAGCCGCTTTGAGGTGAACCCACTCAGGAATTCGAATTGCAGTCAGCGTCACTTTTCACCTCCGCGAGCCGCAGCTCCATGTCGCGAGCCATTTCAATAAACGTGTCCAAAGCGCAAATGTGCTCGTCGGGAGATAACCGCCGATCACACTTCACGTGCCCGTTTTCGATGTAGAGAACGACGCGGCCAGTGAAGTCAGGCAGAACATGCAGATCGATATTCAGAACCGGGCGGCAACCCGGGTTAACGTTTTGCTGACTTAACATGCTGACCCTCCGCTACTGCTGGTTTGTGCTTTTTGGCAAAATCGACCAGCTCCTTAATGAGATCGTCGATTAACTCTTTGCCGCTTTCCGTCAGGAACTCACCGCGGCCATTCACGTCTACGGCGCTGCTATAAATTCCCCTGACCGCCTTAACCCCTTCGATATTCCCGAACTCGCCCACGGCCTGTTTTTCAAATCGGCTCAACAGGCCATCGAGAAGAATCTCTGTTAATTCGATTGTTTTTATTTCGCCTTTGGGCTGATTAATAATGATGCAATTGCTACCTGTTTTACGCAGATGGCGGAGTAATGCTGCTTTAAGAATTCGACGCCGATATGTTTCGATTAATTTATCCATCTAAATAATCCTTCTTTGCGCGTCTTCATTCGCCAGTACAATTTTCTCCTCTGTTTCGGTCCAGGAATAAACAGAGCCAGCGAGGTCATAAGCCAGACCTAAAAGGCCATCAAGCTGGTAGCAATCGAAATCCTTATGATGGGCGTGGATAGTTTGCATAAGGAAGTTGAGCTGTTCTGCTTTGATATTCAGTGTCTGAATATCTTGGCGTTGTTGAATGGACATAATTTATCTCCCATATGCTTTCTTTAGAAAGAGATTGGCAATGTGCCAATATCCGGCGCTGCGCATTAACTGCGCTGTTTTATAAGCAGCTTTATTTACCATGATGAAAACCCATTAAAAGGATGTAATATTCCCCAGCGATTAAGCTGTATTTATTTCAGATTAATTTAACGGTGTATTTATTTCTTTTTGTCTTTAACAGCCTGCTCTTCAATCAACCAGGCACATACATCACCTGTGAGTCTGCGGAGTAGCGAGGCAATAGCGATAATTTCGATATCACGCATGCGATCTGGATAAGACTCTATCATTCGACAAATAATTTCCGCTTGATGCGCTCGCTCAGCTGCCTGCTCTAATGAAAGTTCATGCGCCATGATTCCCATCCTTTAACCCAGAAAGATATGAAGCTGCATGAGATATTTTATTTGTCGCAACGCCGAGTTCAGCAAGATCAGCGATAACGCAGGTGAGACTGAGGATTTTGTCTCTATTAATTACTTTCTCTTCTGACAAACTAAAAATACTTAAACTGAGATGATTTATTGCTTCAAAGATTGAAGTCGTTTTGGTATCGCAATCAGATGCAATATCTCCGTAATGAATATGAGAGCAATCTTTACTGAATCGAAAATCTTCGATATCAACTAATTGGTAAAACTTTTTAGTAGTTGGCTCGCTGGTCATTTAGTTAACTCCGTTGTATGCCGATGAAATAAGCATACGATCACCAAAATTGTCTGTCAAACATAATTATGCGTGATAAACATATTTAGAGTATAACCAACTGTTTTCCTGACTTTAAAAGATATGTTTCAAAAGCTAAAAAAAAGAGCCGGAAGGCTCTTTAGTATGTGCGGGGATGATGGGTTACGCGTGGCGTCGGAACTGTTGTGATTGGCTTAAAAGTACCTTGCCGCAAACATGAAGCATGTCCATCTCTTCATCAGTGATCTGCCATTCTCTGTACAGTGGGTTATCTGAAAGCACATGAAGTTGAGTCTTGATTTTCTGAAGGCGCTTAACAAATAGATCGCCACTAAAATCAAAAACGTATATGCCGTCACCATCGAAATGGTTCACACCAACGTCAACAAAAATGAGATCACCAGGCTCGATTGTGCCCTGCATGCTATCGCCGCGAACGTTAATGAGCTTGACCTGATTTGCGGGCCGGTGGCCAAAGAGATTTCTCGCCTCTTCGGTAACGTACTCTATCGAACTAATAACTTCGATGAAGTCACGGGTAGAGTTGCCATTGCCTGCACTTGCAGAAACGTCCATCACATCAACTCGATACACGTCCCTTCTCCTTTCCGGTGAAAGTGAATTGATACTGTATGTATCTACAGTATCTTTTTTATCTTGGAAAGAGAATAGTTCGGAGAGTGGAACTTCTAATGCCTCGGCAATCTTTTTGAGGCTGGCTTCACTGTAGCCCTGCATGCCTCTTTCAAGCCGAGAAATGTTGCCGACATCCCAGTCAGTCAGGGACGCCAGCTGGTTTATAGTCATTTTTTTTGCTTTTCGCAGCTCTCTAATGCGTTGCCCTACGTTCATCGAAGCACCCCCGCCAAATGTTATTTAGTTTGTATTTTATACATAATTTTGCAACTCACACAACTCAACTTGCATAATATGTTTATCACGCATAATATGTCTAAAACACATATGGAGTTATGCGCATGTTTACTACACCGCTACGCAAAGCTCGCCTCAAAGCAAAGATGACCATTCAGGAGGTTGCATCATCCATTAAGTGCGACCCCGGTAATCTTAGTCGAATGGAGCGAGGTATACAGAGGCCTTCTCCGGAAGTTGCTGAGAGGCTGGCCAAATTGTTCAGCGCGGAACTGACAGAAATTCAGATCCTCTATCCCGAAAGGTTTAGCTCTGATGGATATCACCCGTAATGAGCACCTGGTTATGCCTGACAACCATAGCCAGGCAGATGCGGATTGGATTAGGCAGCAATTATTAACCCTGACGCCAGCAGTACGGCCAAAAGCCATTCAGCGCTATGCAGCTGTGTATCAGGAAACGTTTGAAGCCGAGCCCGTTTCATACCGCAAGGAGAACCGGGCAAGGCACGAAGCAAACACACGGCTTCGCCTGTTCGTAAGGAATCACGGCAGGGCATTACAGGGGTATACCGCCGAACCGCCCCTGGCTGGAACGCCAGCGCGTTCTTGATTGTTTCGGGTTTAAAGGTACCCGAACAGAGCAGGCTTAAAGGTGCCTGATCAGGTTGGCAACCATCGGAACCTCATCCCCATGCGTACTAGGAAAGTAGTACGTATTAATGGGGAAGAGGGAAAGGGGGGTAAGGGGGGATTGGGTGTAGGGGTAGGAATAGGGCCTTTTCCAACAGGCGAGATCCATTGGTTAGGTAGATCTCAGTCTTAAGGGCTGAATCAAAAAAAGCGACCGTATCAGCAAGGTAGTACGAGATCTGAAGGCGCAGAGAAACGAGGAAGGTTCTTCCTGGAAGAGTGAATTTCAGGGGAGCTGATACAGAAGGGAGGCTGGCAACTTTTGGGGAGGCCGCCAGCCATGTGAGGGGAATCCATGAAAACCACATCACAAAATTATTATCTCATCACCGCGGGGGCAGCACAATGCAGCTGACGATCACACCGAATTTTGCACAGGAACGCGCGCTTAACATGTTGCGCCGGGACTGGAAGGCAAACGACACCTTCATGGTGTACTCGCCAACCGGTAGCGGCAAAACGGGGCTGGCCGCTTTCATTGTCGCCGGGTTCGTCAGCCGCGGCATGCGCGTTCTGTTCTGCGCGCCATACACCATCCTGATCGGTCAGACGGCCAATCGCTTTGTTGAATATGGCCTGCCGGGTGATGAAATTGGCTATATCTGGGCGGATCATCCGAACTACGATCCGTCTCTGAAAATCCAGATTGCCAGCGCCGACACGCTTATTCGCCGCGTGTTCCCTGACAACATCGATCTGCTGATTATCGACGAAGCGCACCTGCGTAAAAAACGCATCCTGCAGGATATCGAACGTCTGCGCGCTAAAGGCGTGAAAGTGATTGGCCTGTCAGGTACGCCGTTTTCACCGTTCCTGGGCAAATACTATGACCGTCTCATTAAACCGACCACCATCGGTGAGCTGATCCAGCGCGGCGATCTGAGCAATTACGAGTTCTACGCGCCCACTAAGCCGGATCTGAAAGGCGTCAAATCGGCCCCATCACTGGAGTTTGGCAGCGATTACAACGAGACGCAGCTGGCCGAGATTATGTGCGGCTCCACGCTGGTGGGCGATATCGTCCAGAACTGGCTGGAGCATGGCCGGGATCTGCCGACAATCGCGTTCTGCGTGAACGTAGCCCACGCCAATTTCCTGACTATTCGGTTTAACCAGGCTGGCGTTAACGCTGAGGTTATGACCGCCGACACCCCGGTGGAGGATCGCCAGACCATAATTCATCGCTTCGAGACTGGTGCCACGAAAATCATCGTGAGCGTGGGCGTCCTGGTGGCCGGGTTCGACAGCGACGTTCGATGCATCATCTACGCCAGGCCAACCAAAAGCGAAATCCGCTGGCTGCAGGCGCTGGGCCGCGGTCTGCGCACCGCGCCGGGCAAAGAGTCCTGCCTCATCTTCGATCACAGCGGCACCGTACACCGCCTGGGTTATCCGGATTCCATCGAGTATGACGATCTGCCCGGCAAATCAGATGGTATGGAAGAAAGCGCGCGCCGCGCAGCTGAAGAACGCGAAGAGAAGCTGCCACACGAGTGCTCGCAATGCCATTACATGAAACCAGCTGGCGTCTACGTCTGCCCGAAATGCGGTCACAAGCCGCTGGCCGGTGAAGATATTGATACAGACACCGGGCGCAAGCTCAAAAAGCTGGGTACCGAGCAGCGCCAGCCCACAAATGCCGAGAAACAGGCCTGGTGGAGCCAGATCAAGTTTTACCAGCGTCAGCGTGAATCTCTGGGAAAAAAGCCGGTAAGCGATGGGTGGTGTAAGCACACTTTTCATGATCGCTTCGGAGAGTGGCCCAACGGCCTGAGCGACTACCCGATGGACATCACCCCTACGGTTTCGAACTTCATCAGGCACAAACAGATCGCCTTTGTGAAAGGGAAGGCTAAACGCCAGCAGGATGTAGCAGCAGAACCTGCGACTTCGCGTATTCGCCACGCGCATAACACGATTAACGAAATCAGGCAGCAGTTAGGGAAACAAGCATGAAGACGGCAGCAGCGGCTAAAGGCCAGTGGGCCATGATTTTTGAACATTATGGGCTTCCGCCGATCACCGGCAAAAACCACTTCAAAGGCAAATGCCCGCTATGTGACTCAATTGGTAAGTTCCGTATCGATGATCGTGACGGTGCCGGCACCTGGATCTGTACCTGCGGCAGCGGTGATGGATTAAAACTGGTTACGCAAACCCAGGGCAAACCCTTCAATGAGATCTGCCGTGAAATCGACGAGCTGATCGGCAATACCTTTGCTCGGGAAAAAATACCGGTCACCAGTAACGCTGGCAGCCTGCGCAAAAGGGTGATCAGTAAGTTTTCGAAGCTTGCACCGCTGCGCGGCACATCCGGCGCTGAGTATCTCAGCTCCCGTGGTGTCTACCAGCTTCCGCAGGACGCTATCAGATTCAACGACCATGAGCGCTACGGCGGTAAGGTTTTCCAGAGCCTGTATTCACTCGCAACAGATGACAAGGGCGAGCTTTGCTATCTGCACAGAACCTTGCTGGACGGAAACCGGAAGGCTCAGTTGAAAGATTCATCAGGGGCGAAGCGTCAAAAATCACTTCAGGAAGAAAGTTACCTGGATCACGCCCGTTCGGTGGCGATCCGTATGTTCCCCGTTTCCACCACGCTGGGCATCGCCGAGGGCATCGAAACAGCCCTGTCAGCGCACCAGCTTTACGGGGTCAACACCTGGGCAACCATGACCAGCGGATTCATGAAGAAATTCCGTGTGCCAGCTGGCGTGAAGAACTTCATCATTTTTGCAGACCGTGACGTCAACAGTGCTACCGGTTTAGCGGCTGCTATGGAATGTGCTCATGCCAATTTGATGGCAAAAAACGACCTCGAAAAGGTCAGTATCTACTGGCCGGATAATGGGGATTTTAACGACATGCTCATGAACGGCGATCAGGTTCGTGAAATGGTTTTCTATAAAAAACAGCAGGTGGCCGCATGAAACTGGAAGCAGCACTTAAACATTTTAGTCCTCAGGGAATGCATATCAGCGACAACGTAAAAGGAACCTCTCCGGATCGCCTCACAGGTACTGATGTCATGGCGGCCATCGGCACCACCAGCAGCCGTGCACGTTTCGGCCTGGCGGCGTTCTTCGGGAAGGCCGGGATCAGTAAAACAGATGAGCAGCTCGCGGTTCAGGCGCTGGCCCGTTATGCGATGGATTCCGCTCCAAAGAACGTGCGTAAAGCAGCTGGTGGTGAGTTCGGTTGGTGCATGCAGGTACTGGCGCAATTTGCCTTTGCTGATTATTCCCGTTCGGCGGCCACCAGCGCGGCGTGCAGCAGCTGCAGCGGTACCGGTTTTACGTCCCAGCTCGAGGATGTAATCAAGCACCCGGGGATTTTCGATGCAGACGGTGCTGAAGTTGTAGCCCCGAAGATCAAGCGTGAGTCGGTAAAACGTACATGCGGTACCTGCGGAGGTAAGAGGGTGATCCATGCCCGTTGCCGCTGCGGAGGTAAAGGCGAGGTGCTCGACCGTGCCGCGACGAAGGAAAAGGGGGCTCCGTTGTTTAAAACCTGTGGCCGCTGCTCTGGTAATGGCTTCTCTGCTGTCTCTTCTGCCACGGCACACCGAGCCATTCTGAAGCGTCTCCCGGATCTCCATCAGTCCTCATGGTCACGAAACTGGAAACCATTCTATGAAATGCTGGCGGACACGCTGCGCCAGGGAGAGCGGCAAGCCGCTGTAGAATTCGAGAAGGTTACAGCTTATTAATGTGATCGGAACAAATAGCGACATTATATTGCACGATAGCGTTGACTTTGCATAAAGTTGTCCTGTATGCTTCTAATTATGGAGTATAACGCCTGTAGATAATTAACCTCGAAAAGCCCGCCACGTTGCGGGTTTTTTAGTATCCGCATTTCCTGCGCACCGCCCGCGCATTCATCACGTCGAACCAATCCATTTGAAATGAGCCTTTGAGGAAGTCAGTTAGCGCTGGCGAGCCTCGACGGGCTGGTTTCCTGTGCGGCAAAGGTTCATTTCAAAGTAAGGCATACGCATATCATGAGCATCACGCAAGAACGGTTGAAAGAGGTTCTGAAGTACGACCCTTTGACTGGTTTATTCGTTTGGATCAAGCGAACAAACTCACGGTCAACGCCTGGCCAAATAGCCGGGAACGCAGATACGTACGGCTATATCCAGATAATGATCGATAAGAAATTAATTTTCGCTCATCGGTTGGCTTTTTTGTACATGGACGGTGCACTGCCTCCGGCTGATAAGTGTGTCGATCATATTAATGGCAATCCCAAAGATAACCGATGGGACAACCTACGCATCGTTACCCAGTTTGTTAATCAGCATAACAGGCACAAGGCCAGAAAAGGTGCGAAGTCTGGGCTGATTGGAGCAAATTGGTGCCAGGCTCGTGGTGTGTGGCGTTCCGCTATCAGAGTCAACGGACAACGCAAAGAACTTGGTAGTTTCAAAACTGCAGAACTGGCCCACGAAGCTTATACGAAAGCTAAAGCTGAGTTGTGTCGTTAACGCCTACACGACATCAAACCCGCCTCTGTGCGGGTTTTTTTATGCCTGTAATTCTTCGCGCCACGCTCGGCGCAATTCAACCACAGAGCCTTTCAGGGGTGAGCCATAGGGAACGGTCGGTGTGACTGTCTCTGTGGGCCGATCATTCCTGAGCGCTGGCTCACCCGCTAAAAGGAAAGTCACTATGTTCAATATCTTTAAAAAGAAAGCGCGCAAGGCCGTCGTGGAAGTTAAGAAGATGGAAAACCGCGACGCGGTCGAGGCCACTGTGTGGGGTGCGTACTCCATCGCTTACGCCGATGGCACCTGCGACGCGAAAGAAATTTCTGTGCTGGAGAAAACAATCTCTGCGCTGCCGGCTTTCGCCCCGTTCGCTGGTGAGGTCGCACAGATGAGCAGCAACATTCGCGCTCGTTACGAAGCTTCCCCACGCTCTGCAAATGCCCAGGCGCTGCGCGAACTGCAGGACGTGGCTGGTACTTCGGATGCGGTTGATGTGCTCTGCCTGTGTCTGGATGTGGCGGATAACGACGGGATCGGTGAAGAAGAAGAGAAGCAGCTGAAGAAAATCGCTCAGGCGCTGCAGCTCCCTCTGGATCAGTATCTGTGATAGGCAATCTCCGCTGGGTCGCCGCCGGGATTCTGTTGTTCCTGGTGGTGGCTATCGACTTTACCAGTAAAATGATGTCCATCCTTGCTGATGGTGTGCTGGTGATCGGGGTGATTGCGCTGCTCTGGCCGCTGATTAAATCCAGTAAATAACACTGTGCAAAAGGTCATTCCGATGGCCTTTGACAGAGTGTCTGCTATTGACGATAAGAGTGATTGCGACCTACATTATCGAAGTGGTGAATCTCCCTAAGCGGCGGGGCAATCCAGTTAACTGCTGAGTGCAGATATGCTTGCGGCTCGTATAACTGGTAACGAGTCACCGGGAGGCACCCGGCACCTGTATTTAAGTAGCCTGTATATTTGCGCTTATTTCACTCGCCTGCTTTTTTAGCAGGCTTTTTTTTACCGTTTCGAAATCAGTGCTATCTTTAAATCGTGAACCCAACCATTGTCACTTTCTGGATATCCTGACCGGGAAGTAACGCTGCTCGACACAGACGTTATACGGATGATGGCAAGGTAACACGACTACCTACTTAGATTGTCTACTCAGTTAGGCCTGCTGAATAAGCGGGCCTTTTTTTATTTCAGGCTCCCGGAACCTCCCATCAAGGTTTGTCGTTAATTCGTCCGGAGAGCCTGAACCCTGCCCACCAAGCACCCGCGCACAGCGAGGTGAGAGATATGTCCCGTATGAGCAAACTAGTCACCGGAGTCGCCCTCGGCACCTCAGGAGGAACCATCCTGAACGGCGTCCTCACAAAACTGAGCCCTGACGAATGGAGCGCCATCGGCGTACTGGCTGGTATTGCCGGGATAATCATTACCGGGCTCATTAACTGGTACTTCAAACGCAAGGTCGCCAATGCGCAGGTTAAGGCGCTTGAGAAGTACGGGCCTGCAGTCAAAGTCGGAGATGATTAGATGCCAATGACCAGTAGCCTGCGTAACAAACTCATTGCCGCTGCTGGTGGTGGTGCAATGCTGATCGCCTCCCTGTTTCTGGGTGGGCAGGATGGCGTGGAAGGGCGGAAGCACGAAGCTTATAAAGACGTCGCCGGGGTGTGGACTGTCTGCGATGGCCATACCGGCCGGGACATCGTGAGAGGAAAGAAGTATACCGACCGCGAATGTGACCAGCTGCTATGGAAAGATCTCCAGCCAGCCAAGCGTACGGTAGACAAACTGGTTAAGGTGCCGCTGGGCGAATATCAGCGCGCCGCGCTCTACAGCTTCGTCTTTAACGTTGGTTCTGACGCGTTCTCAAAGTCCACGTTACTGCGCAGGTTGAACAAAGGTGATCACGACGGAGCGTGCGAAGAGATGCGGCGCTGGGTTTATGCTGGTGGCATGAAGTGGAAAGGCCTCCAGAACCGTCGGGAGATGGAGCGTTCGATGTGCCTGGCGGAGAGCGGCAATGACCTTTGACTGGAAACCTTTGCTTTTGCTGGTTGTGATGATGGCTCTCGGTGGCCTTGCGTTCTGGTTCTATGGCGTAGCTGAAGAACAAAGCCAGCGGGCCGACACTGCCGAACGCAATCTGAAGCTGGCTAACGACACGATAAACGACATGCAAACCCGCCAGCGTGATGTAGCTGCACTGGACGCCAAATACACGAAGGAACTCGCAGATGCGAATGCTGAAAATGCTGCTCTGCAGCGCAAGCTTGATAATGGTGGCCGGGTGCTCGTCAAAGGCAAATGTCCAGCGCCTGCCACAGCCGAAGCCGCCAGCACCCCCGGCATGGGCCATGATGCCACCGTCGAACTCTCTGACGTTGCTGGACGAAACGTTCTCGGTATCCGATCCGGAATCAAGCATGACCAGTCAGCCCTGAGAGTGCTGCAGGAATACATCTACACGCAGTGCCTGAAGTAGCTGCTAGAAACTATACCCCATGTGAAGCTAACAAAAGAAAACCCTTATGAGCAGGAAATCCGGCCTGCTTATAAGGGTATGCAAATGCATATCGTTACCCTATTACCATAGTTGCTTCACTGAAATATCATTATGGGAACAGTCTTAGAAGCGAAGCTGCTTTATTCACTGACAAGTAAGTGGTTGCACTCATCAATTCAATTGGAAATGTTCGTTTAAATGAAGGAAGGATAAAACGTTGACGGGTTGCGATTGTGAGACGGGATGTGATTCTAAAAACAAAAAAAAGCCCCGGTGTGGGGCAACTTTGAGTCAAACTATTTTTCTTCTTATGTGCTTCTAGCTTTCGTAGCGCGGGGACAATAACACTTTCGTTAGAAATTGCAATTAATTTACAACTTTAAGTGATTTTTATCCATTCCTCTGGCTTACGCCTTGCTTTGAAAGTATCCCCGGAAGTGGATGATAGCATTGATTTATCCACCTGAAGGTAACCGCGTGAAGAACTAACGCGCCAGATCGAAGCAGCTGAATTGCGGCAAATGCAAGCAATGGCCTTCTCCTGAATCTCTGATTACAGAACCGGCTGTGTATCTGGTAAGGATTGATGAGATAAAATTATAGAGCGCGCCAATCCTGAACTGGCTATGGGTGACTACAGAACGACGAAATCTCCAGACATGAGCGCGACCAAAGCATGAGTATGGTTGCCATTACAGTGTACAGTTGATGATGAAAACGATAAAGACTTCACCTGATCTTCATACATGATTCCAGTTTATCATGCTATCTTTCTGGGTTTGTCGCGTTAAATTATGCCAGTAGGCAGCACATCCCAGCACTTTTTATTTTTAATGGATGCTTAACTTTTTTTATGTATAGACTCAAATCACCTCTCCTGAGATGGTTATGAGGAAGGTGTATTGCTTGTATATGAAAGATAGTTCGCTTGGTGGCACCAAAGTAATATGGTCTGGAAGATAAGCAGTGCTAATAAAGGTTATGCAGTAACATGGTTATTTCTAAGTGCCAGCGTTTCTTGAAGACAAAGCGAAAATTGCCTTAAAACAGACGCACGGGGATTGAGGCAAATCGATGAAAAAGGTTTTGGTCTTCTTTAACTCCCAACAGGTAGAAGTCGTAAATGTGCTTAAACCTGTAATAGCTATTATACGGAATTACCCAAACGGTGATGAAGTATCGTTAAGAATAATGCTTACCGGAATACATTCATTAACAGGTGATCACGTCGAGATTTGTGTTGCCTCCGATCGGGAGCTGACTAAAGAAGAAGTGATAAATGCAATGAATAAATACCTTTGACTGTACGTAAGCGGCATCAAAAGTTATTTTCAGTCTGTGAATGAGTGAGATGATATCAGAATCAACACTCTAAAAATTATGGTGAATCCCCCTCAGCGGCGGGGCTAAGTAACCTGAACGCTCTTCTTCACGGGCGCTCATCATGAAAGACTGAAGCAGCGAGTCACGGGTGGTTAACCCAGGACTCACCGGGAGGCACCCGGCACCATATGCCAAAAGCCCTTGTAGTGATACAGGGGCTTTTTATCGACTTCAACGTGAGCAGAACTAACATGGCGAAGTCGATATATAGTTGATTATGCAGGCAATTTCCTTGTGCATGCAGCGTCTGCAATATTGATGGTCTATAATTTATATACAGTTATGGTTAAGGACTGTTAATCAAAAACTGTCACCTTGCTGGAGAATGGAAACTGTAAATGAATCAGAAGAGGTAAAAATGAAAATTGAAGCTCTGACGCAAAAGGCTGAGGAAGACATTGCCGCTCTGATAGCCAAAAAAATTTCAGAACTACGAAAAAAAACCGGAAAAGAAATTTCTGAAATTCAATTTGTTGCTCGCGAAACGATGACAGGCCTTGAAGGTTATGACGTAAAAATTAAACTTCTTTAATCTCATCTTCTTAAGACAAGGTCGCAATAGCGGCCTTTTTTATTGCCATCACCATGGGCAGACCCATCGTAATGGCTATAGCGGATAAATCGCAAATATCCCCTATAGTGAGTAAAGTACAGCCTCACTCACACGGGGCTTTTTTATTGGAGCCAACAATATGCCAGCAGCTATCCCGCGCGCCTGCCGTAAACGCGGGTGCTCCGGCACTACCACAGACCGTTCCGGCTACTGCGATGCGCACCGTAACGAAGGGTGGCAGCAGCACCAGCGAGGACTGAGCCGACATCAGCGCGGCTATGGCAGTAAGTGGG